TAGAGTTGTTACTGTACCCGCAGAGATACTAAAAAGGGTCAATTTAGACTATTAAGTCAAGGCTCTAATAGGTTATAACTATATAGTCTAAGTAGTTGATTGTAAAGAACTAAAAAAGCGACTGCGGAGACGCTAATACCTACTGAAATCCGCCAGAGAAGGGACAGGGTAGGTGTTAACAAGCAGTGGAATATGCTAACAAACACAAGAATCTTAGACGAATCCACTTAAATTAACAATAACAGTAAATAATGCTTGACTTTTGTTAAAAAATATGCTATAATAGACTATATAGAACAAACAACGCAAGAGATGCTAAAGCTTTAGAGTTCTAGAGTTCGCTAACACTGAAGAAGAGTACAACTAATAATCACACTTCGTCCTTACAGCGAACTCTAGCACTCTAAAGCTCTAGCATTTCTTGCATCGCTAACGAATCTCTAGAGAGAGGCAACTCAGTGACCACTAAGAAATTAGGTAGACCCAAGAAAGCTAAAGTAGATAGTGTTACTAAAGGTAAACGTAATGCTGTTGGTAGACCTAAAGGTGACGCTTCTATAATCAACGACTACAAAGCAAGGATGTTAGCATCGCCTAAGTCTAGGAAGGTGTTAGACAGTATTCTTAATGCAGCGTTAGACGATGATCACAAGAATCAAGCAGCAGCGTGGAAACTATGTATGGATAGATTGTTACCTGTTAGCTACTTCGAGAAGGACAAGGTTAACGGTGGACAGAACAGCATTAACATCTCTATTACAGGTGTTGGTGGCGAAACCACTGTTATAAGTGGACCAGATACACCCATTGAAGGGGAATACACTGATGTTTAACATTAACAACGATTTAGACTATTTTACTAAAGAAGAGTTTGATTGCCAGTACTCAGGTGAGAACGAGATGAGCGATGACCTCTTGTTAGCTGTTGATTTGTTAAGAGGTAAGTGTGGATTCCCTTTCGTTATTACGAGTGGTTATAGATCAAAAGACCACCCAATTGAAAGAGAGAAGGAGAAAGCAGGAACTCATGCCCAAGGTATTGCCGCAGATATTAAAGTTACAGATGGTACACAGCGTTATAAGATTGTTGAAGAAGCCATTAAGATGGGCTTTACGGGAATTGGAATTGCTGGTAGCTTTGTGCATGTTGACATCCGCGACCTTGACGGTAATGAGTCTCCTGTGATGTGGACCTACTAGTTGGCTGACTTAAATATATCCTTGTTGCCGTGGCAGCAGGAAGTCTGGGACGACCCCGCTAGATTTAAGGTTATAGCTGCTGGCAGACGTACAGGTAAGTCTCGTCTAGCTGCTTACAAGCTCATTGTAGAGGCGTTAAGCTCTACTAAAGGTCAGGTGTTCTATGTTGCCCCTACACAGGGTCAGGCTAGGGACATTATGTGGCAAGCGTTGCTAGAGATTGGACACAGTGTTATAGCCTCTAGCCACATTAACAACCTACAGATAAAGTTTATAAATGGTGCTGTCTTAGCTCTAAAGGGTGCAGACAGGCCAGAAACGATGCGTGGTGTTAGCCTCAAGTACTTAGTTATGGATGAGTACGCTGACATGAAGCCAGAGGTCTGGGAGCAAATCCTGCGTCCTGCGCTTGCGGATCAGAAGGGTGGAGCTATGTTCATTGGTACGCCAATGGGTCGTAACCACTTCTACGAGTTATACACATACGCTAGTGTTGGTGACGACGAAACTTTTAATGGTTTTCACTTTACGAGCTACGACAACCCGCTATTGGACGCTGACGAGATAGAAGCTGCTAAGAAGTCTATGTCTTCGTTCTCCTTTCGTCAGGAGTTCATGGCATCATTTGAGGCAATGGGCGGTGAGTTATTCAAAGAAGAATATGTTAAGTTTAGCGAAGAGGAGCCTACTGATGGTGAGTATTACATTGCTGTTGACTTGGCAGGCTTTTCTGAGGCGGGTAAGAATACCACCAAGACTAGCAGACTTGATGCAACAGCTATTGCGGTTGTTAAAGCGAACACTGAGGGCTGGTGGGTTGCTAATATCATACATGGCCGTTGGGGCGTTGAAGAGACCGCACGAAGAATCTTTGAGGCAGTTAGAGACTATAAACCAATCTCAGTCGGAATTGAGAAAGGAGCGTTAAAGAACGCTGTTCATCCTTACCTCAATGACATTATGAAGAAGAACCAACGCTTCTTTAGAGTAGAAGAGCTTACACACGGTAACAAGAGAAAGATTGATAGAGTTGTTTGGGCGTTACAAGGACGCTTCGAGCATGGTAACATAACGCTTAACAAGGGTGAGTGGAACAGCAAGTTCTTAGATGAGTTGTTTCAGTTTCCTAACGTACTAGTCCACGACGACTTGATAGATGCATTAGCGTACATTGACCAGTTAGCTAAGGTTGCTTACGCTATGGACTATGAAGAAGAAGACTACGAATTCCTAGACAAATACGCAGGGTATTAACTATGCTGGATACAGAAGACGAATTTAACATTGAACAAACCCTTGAAGACTGGGTTATGACTAAGTGTGACAACTGGCGTGACCACTATGAGGATAACTACTCAGAGAAGTTTGATGAATACTATCGTCTATGGCGTGGTCAGTGGGCTGCTGAAGATCAAGGACGTTTAACAGAACGCTCTAAGATCATCTCTCCTGCACTCCAGCAGGCAGTAGAGTCGTCTGTAGCAGAGCTAGAGGAAGCTACCTTTGGCCGTGGTAAGTGGTTTGACATTAAAGACGACATCCACGATCAAGACCCACAAGACATTGCTATGTTGCGTAACCACTTAGACGATGACTTTAAAAAGAACAAGATACGTAAGAGTGTGGCAGAGTGTTTGATTAACGCTGCTGTGTTCGGCACTGGTATTGCTGAAGTAGTGTTAGAGTCAGAGAAAGAGATGGCTCCAGCGGCACAGCCTGTTATGGGTGGTGAGCTACAAGCAGTAGGTGTTACGATTAAAGACCGTACATGCGTTAAACTACGCCCTGTAATGCCTCAGAACTTCCTTATAGACCCTGTAGCTACGTCTGTAGACGATGCCCTAGGTTGTGCTGTAGACGAGTTTGTAGCACACTTTAAGGTACAAGAGTTGCAGGAAAGTGGTGTATATCGTGACGAAGAGATTTCAGAGGCTGCTACTGACTTTGAGATTGAACCAGATCAAGACCTAGGCTCCTTTGGTGAGGACAAGGTTAGACTGACTAAGTACTACGGTCTAGTTCCTCGTCACCTGCTAGAAGCCGCTATGGCAGAAGAGAACTCAGAAGACGAAGAGTTTGTTGAGTTTGCTGAAGACGAAGACGATTCTTACTACGTAGAAGCAGTTGTTGTTATTGCTAACAGGGGTGTCCTGCTCAAAGCAACTAAGAATCCTTACATGATGCAAGACCGTCCTATCGTGGCATTCCCATGGGATGTAGTCCCTAGCCGCTTCTGGGGTCGTGGTGTGTGTGAGAAGGGTTATAACTCACAGAAGGCGTTAGACACTGAGCTACGCGCACGTATTGACGCTCTAGCACTTACTATACACCCTATGATGGCAATGGACGCTAGTCGTATGCCTCGTGGCGCTAAACCAGAGATTCGGCCAGGAAAAGTTATTCTCACTAACGGCAACCCTGCTGAAATCCTACAACCTTTTAACTTCGGTCAAGTAAGTCAGGTCACCTTTGCTCAAGCACAAGCTCTACAAACTATGGTTCAGACGGCAACGGGCGCTATTGATAGTGCTGGTATTGCTGGTTCTGTTAACGGAGACGCTACTGCTGCTGGTGTTTCTATGTCGCTTGGTGCAATCATCAAACGTCATAAACGCACTCTGATTAACTTCCAAGAAGCTTTTATCATTCCTTTCGTAGAGAAGGCAGCTTGGCGTTACATGCAGTTTGAGCCTGAGATGTATCCAGTAGCTGACTACAAGTTCCATACTTCTAGCTCCTTGGGTATTATCGCCCGTGAGTACGAGGTTACACAGCTTGTACAGTTGCTACAAACTATGTCTCCAGACACTCCTATGTACCCACAGCTAGTTATGTCTATCATTGATAACATGAACTTGTCTAACCGTGAAGAGTTGATTGCTACACTACAGCAGGCTAACACGCCTAACCCAGAGCAAGAGCAAGCAGCACAGCAGGCACAGCAGCAAGCACAACAAGCTCAAATGGCCTTCCAAGCGTCACAGACGGCTGCACTCAACGGACAGGCTAAAGAGTCTGATGCTAGAGCTGGTAAGCTTTCTATGGAAGCACAGGCTATACCACAAGAGTTAGAGATTGATCGTATTAAGGCAGTAACCACTAACTTACAAGTGGGAGATGCAGACGACAAAGAGTTTGAGAGACGTATTAGAGTCTCTGAGCAGCTTCTCAAAGAACGTGGCATAGCGGTACAAGAGAACAGAGCAGTCCCTGCGCCAGCACCTGCTCCTATGGCTCCAGCAGCTCCAATGCCTCCAATAACACCTCAACCACCACAAGGGATTGTATAACATGGTCACTACTAGAGATTTAGAGCACGTTGTAGCACAGGTAAATGTTCAGTTTGAGACGCTTCAGAAGAAGATAACTAAACTAGAGGAGGAGCTAAAATGCCAAAGCCAAAGCCAAAGCCAAGGCAAGGTAAAGCCAAAGTCAAAGTAACCGCTAGTGGCAAGAAGGTAAGCTTCGGACAAGAAGGTAACGCTAAAGACGGAGGCCCTCGTGTAAGAGCGGGGACTTCTAAAGGTGACAGCTACTGTGCCAGAAGTCTAGGTATTAAGAAAGGTTTATCTAAGAAACAGCAGAACGATCCTAACACACCTAATAACCTATCGCGCAAGAGATGGAAATGCTCAGGCGCTAAATCAAAGAGGAAGTAGTAATGCCAACATATAATAAAGCAAGCTTAGCTAAGAAACCTAAAGCAAAGAAAGGAAATAAAACAATTGCAGGAGGTAGTGACGGTGATGGCAGTGGAGGCTCAACAAAAAAGAATCCATTGTCTAAAAGACCTGTTAAGAAAGTACCTATTAAAAGACCGTCTGTTAAGAAGGAAGAAGTTGCAAAAAAAAATAGCGTTGTAATTGAGCCGAAAGCAAAAGCTACAAAGAAGCGTCCAAATGCTGTGATTACTTCTGAAAAGAAGCCTAAACTGTCTTTTAGCGGTAAGCTTTCTAAGGAAACCCCTCCAAACGAACTAATGTACTCAGACGTTACAGGTAAGCCAATTCCAAAGCCAACACGTAAACCTGTAAAAGCAAAAGCTAAGAAGAAAGTTACTAAGCCTAAAAAACGTGGCGGTCGTTAAGATGAAAGGATGTTCTAAATGCAGTCACGGCAAGAAGCCTGCAAAGAAAGCCCTACCTAAACGTGGTCAACGTACTATTAAAAGCAAGAGCAGAAAGAAGTGAAGGGTCAGACACATGGTGGTAAAGGTAGTACTACTAGAAATACTGACGCTGCTAAGTTCTCAAGCAATTGGGACGCTATATACAGCAAACCAGCAAAGAAGTCAAGCAAAAAGAAGAAATAACTTGACATTTGAGTAAAACTGTGGTATAATAGATGCTTATAGCAATAATAACCGCTGTCCTTTGAAGGAGAAACAGTATGATAGACCAAGAACTAGAGCATTACTATTTCCATTTAAAAGCTATGTTTAGGTCTGAAGGGTGGAAACTCTTTCTAGAAGACCTGAGAGATAGTTCTGAAACAGTAGATTCTATAGAGCATACAAAGACTCTAGAAGAGCTTTATTTAAGAAAAGGGCAGCTATCAGTTATAGCCAACTGCTTGAATCTTGAAGAGCAAATCTACTCAGCAGAAGAAGAACAGGAGAGTGTACACTAGTGGCTCTCTTGTTTGACTTTAGATGCGAAGACGATCATATGACCGAACGCTTCGTTTCTACTGATACTTTAGACATGCCATGTTTAGTATGTGGCAAACTGTCTAAGAAAGTACTAACAGCTCCGCGCATCAAGTTATGCCCTCTTAATGGTGACTCACCAGCAGCCACCCGCAAGTGGGAGAAGAACAGAGCGCAGAAGTTAGCACTAGAGCGTAAGGCTAACTCCTAACCGAATCCTTACATAACACATCTCCACAATGAGAATACTCACGGAGTTTATATAATGGCAACATTACACGACGAGCGTCCAGAAGATATTAACGAAGAAGAAGTAAGTCAGTTTATAGAGGAACCTGTACAAGAGCAGGCAAACCCTGAAGACGACATCCCTGACAAGTATAAAGGAAAGTCCACTGCGGATATTGTAAGGATGCATCAGGAGGCTGAGAAACTCTTAGGCCGCCAGAGCAGTGAAGTTGGAGAACTTCGTTCAGTAGTTGATAGCTACATACAGACACAACTCGACACAACAACAACACCCGAAGAAACTGAAGAAGATATAGACTTTTTCTCTGATCCAGATAAAGCAGTAGCAAGGGCTATTAAGAATCACCCTTCAATTAAAGCCGCTGAACAACAAACTCAGCAGTACAAACAGTCAACAGCTATGAGTCAGCTTACTAGCAAGCATCCTGAAATGCAGGATATTGTTGTAGACCCTAAGTTTGTAGAGTGGATTAAAGGTTCTAAGATTCGTACACAGTTATTTGCTCAAGCGGATACACAATATGATTATGACGCTGCTGATGAGCTTTTCAGTAATTGGAAAGAACGTCAAGGAGCTATTAATCAAACAGTGGCTACAGAGAAGACACAACGTAAGCAAGCTGTTAAGAACGCATCTAACGGCAATACTGCTGGTAGTGCAGAAGCTAGTTCGCGTAAAGTCTATAGACGATCAGACATTATTAAACTTATGAAGGATGATCCTGAACGATATTTGTCTTTGAGTGACGAGATTACTCAAGCATATGCTACAGGGAGAGTCCGTTAAACTATTCTCTTAAAGGAAATTTGTTAT